TGCAGGTATGATAGCAGTCATTTTTTGCTCTATGGATTTGCCAACGTATCTTGTGATGCAAAATCCTATCGGAGAATCGTCAGACTTAAGGCAGATAGCCAAGTTTAGATGTCCTATCTTTGTATCACCCAAAACTGTTTCTGTGGTTGGAAATGTGTTGTTCTGCACGTTGGCTTTGTAGAAAAAATACTTTTGATCTGTGTCTGTGGGTAGGGCATCGGATGCGAACACACCTGTCATGGCTGTAGCTATGATTGGCATATCCGACTGAGCTAACATTCTGAGGTATATGTTGTCGCTCTCTATCTTCAACATTATTCTTTAAACGTAAACCCTGTGAACGTAATCAAACTAGCAGATACCGTGATGCTTGTACCACCTTTTGTGAATGTAACCGCCATGAAAGTTGAATCGCCACCAACCACAGAAGATGTAACTCCTGAACCTGTAACATTGTTGGTAATACCGCTATTATCAATATGGTCATTAGTTGTATCTCTGGTAGCCACCCATCTTGAAGTTGCTGCTGTAGTACCATTACCGTCTTTCCAAGTCACGTTAAAAGTAAAAGTCGTAGCAGATGGAGAATATCCTGCGTTACTCAGTTCTGTCCAAACAAAGGCTTGTTGGTTTACTGATGCTGTTACTACGTTTGTGAGTTGCGCTTGCGGTACTGCTACTTGCACTTCACCGCTTGCATTTAAGCCAGTTGTAGCTCTAACAAAAGCATCATTTATATTTGCAGGTGTTCTAGTGTTTGTTCCGTCAAATATACTGCCTGTTATCCTGTTACTGCTGTCTATAGCGTTTGTAGCTCTCTCATGTGCATCTATCAACTGCTCTGCTGTTCTGACTGTGCCTGAGTGCAAAATACTACCTGTGAATCTGTTGTTTGAATCAAGGACTGCCGCAGCTCTCGTAGAACCTGCAACAATCGTAGCGTTTGCTGTACTGCCTATCGTGCCTGTCACATTCCCTGTAAATGTTTGATCGTTTAAAAAATCAGCATTAGCTACTACTGTAGAACCATCTGCTTTAAATAAATTACTACCTGCTGTAGCTCCTACAGTTGCTCCGTCAGTGTAGTTCAATCCTAGATTACCTTTGGTAACATCTACCGTATTATTGCTACCTATACCACTAACTGTGATTCTGCCTTGATTGCCACCAGAGGTTGCAAGTGATACTGATATTTGGTCATTCTTGAGAGAGTTTGCGGCTATAGCTGTACCACCTACAGTGTGGTTAGTAGATACGTATGAGGATCCTGTTGTCAAACCTAAATGTCTAACTCTTATATTGTAAACAACACCTACCTCAAGACCAGTAATCTGTTGTTTTGTTGCACCTGCGTTAGCAAATGTTGTTGTGTAAACACTGTCGCCATTTCTTTTAAACTGTACTTCAGTGCCAAGGATGTAAGGCGTAGAAGCATTTGTCCAATTCACTGTTATAGATGCGTGTGTAAGTATATCTACCGCCATAGTGTCATTGTCAACTGACAAACCAGATGGAGCGGCTAGTGATATACCACCTGCTGACAAATCGCTACCAGATGCTACTGCAGATTGATAATCTGATGTTGCAAACGTATATATGGATGAAGCTGTCTCTTTAAGAACAAGTCTTGTTGCTAAAAATTGATTTTCTTCATCTCCAGCAATTTCAATGTTTTGATCTATTACTTCAAATACTTTGGAAGAAAATCCTAGCCTATCATTAGTTACATATACCCAATCACAAGGTTGTAATCGCATAAACTTGAGATCTACCAAACAAGTTATTGTAGATGTATTTCTTTGTGACTTTAGTGCAATTCTTGCAAGTCTTTGTGCCATGGTATGTGTTGTTGTAAAAGGAAGGCGTGCTTCCATTTTTTTAACATAATTAGGTTTGTCGTTCGCAACACCGTTAGGTGTATCTTCCGTTAGAAATGTACTGTCTTGGTATACAGGACCATCTGTTGCTATAAAACTATTGGAAGAATCTATAAATGTAGCTTTTACGGTATTGTAAAGCTCGCCAGTCTGTGGCTTTGTATTTACGGTTATTGGCTCAAGAAGATTATCGTCAGTTATTGTTAAAGAGGGTGTTTGTGCGGCACCTGCAAATAAATTAAATTTTCCGTTAGTGTATGTCAACTGACCTGCCATTGAGGTAAGAAGTCCTTCTATAATACCTGTGCCTGTTGCAGAGAAGTTTGTAAAGCCATTGGCCGTATATCTTTTTTCAGTTGTACTGTTATCGGCAAGAGTTACATCTTGATCACAAATGTTAGCTGCAGCCGCAAATCCTCCTGCATTTGTAGTATCGTTTATTTCTGAATCTAAAGCCTTCAGTCCATATAAAGTATTGCTTATATAGTCTCTAACACAAAGGGCAGGATTATTGCTATATGCTGTATTGCCTGTTCTTGGATCATAGACCTTTTTACCTCTTACTTTGCATGACACTGTTGGCATACCTCCGCCAAATTTCTCTCGGTCAAATACCATCTGTATATATAAAAAAGAACATCCTAAGAATTTATCTGATGAACCAATAGCAGATATCTGTGCATTTAAGAAAGGATCAACCGCAGTTTGTGAGCCATCAACAAATCTATATCGTATAAGGCTTCCACTTGTAAAAGCGTTATCGTTTTCGGAATTTGTAAACTGAGAATTGGTAACTCTTTTAACTGTAACACCATTTATTGTGTCATCAGTTGTTGTTAAATCAACATCGTTTAACCTGACACTTTGAAGGCTATCAATTTCATGACCAGAAAGTATTACAACCATGTGTAATAAATTGTTGTCAGTTCCTGTAGTTGATAAGTGAGCTATAGTCCCACCCACACGGCACTCTCCATAAATAAGTTGTCGTGGTGCTGTAGCTGATCTACTTGCAAATTTAGCACCAAAGTTACCTTGTGTAGCCTCTATTGATTTTGTAAGCATTGAACCAACCAATGCCGCAGAAAATGTCATTGCTAGAGTCGCTTTAGACAGTAAAGCACCTGCTCCATTTCCAAAAAATGTAAGATTTAGCCCTGGAATTAATGTAGCAACAAAAGCAACTACAATAATAGATGCTACTGCTTTAAGTGCATTTTTTACGTGCTTAGCCACTTATTCTCCACGCTTTAATTACATTTACGTCAGTTTTTACAACAATACCTTCATCATTAACACCTAGTGCGTTGTAATTATCAAAGACACAAGCAAGTTCGTTATCTTCTTTATACACGCCAAAGTCACCTTTACTTATAAATTGTTGGTCTATCTCTTCAATACCATCTACTTTTGATACAGCATTGGCTATGCCTTCGCTTAAACCTTTTCCTTTACCATATTTAAGTATTGCTTGCATTGCTTCTTCTTCCGTATTCCATGTCCAGTGTTTAGGCTTTAGATCTTTTTTTGTCATGGCTTTAATAAAACCACACATAAATAAAACACAATCCCATTTACCCCATACAAAAGGCTTGTACATATTTCTATTAAGATACGCATCAAAGGCTATTTCCCAATCTGGTATCTTTTTCATACCTACCTCATAACGTGCTGTGGATTTTCGTCACCAACATAGCCACCGCCACCTCCACCTGTAACAGTGTCATTCTTTTGCCCCCATAAGATTTGTTTGTCTTGGAGCTGTTGTATTCTATTAAATCCTGTATCGCCTGAATGTAAAAACTGTTGGCTTTCTGCTGTGTATCTAAAATTGCATGGTCTTTCTAAATCTACCAATCTATTCTCTGCATCAACATGCACCATGGAGCCATTTGTATCATCTGTTATAGCTAAGTTAGTCATTCTGCCTTTAAATACAGTTATAACACCTGCGCTTTCATTAGAACCACCCATACTGAAACCTAGAAATACTGTTATAGGTCTATTTTGGTAACTTTCAGTAAGAGCATAGTTAAGAACAGTATTGTCCATTCCAGACAAAGATACTGTAATGCCTGTTGATTTTACTTCTCTGCCTTCTTCTACACCACTTATATTAAGGAAAGTACCCGCACCTGTATAAGTTTCAGAACTTATCACCATATCTTCTGTACCAGACCAAACTAAAACATCACCAGTATCAAATTCAGCTTTTACTGCCAAGAAAAGACTTTGATGATCATCTTCTAATCTGTTTTGTATTGGTGTGGTAATACCTGTTCTGCTTGCCATTAAACTACCTCAATACAAGAAAAACTTATGCCGTATAAAGATCTGTAATCGCCTGTCCAATCTACTTGGTTTTCAGACAATCTAAAAAGTCCTTTAGGGTTTTGAAATATTACATAATTATTATCGGCTAAATTAGACCTTAGTTTTGGCTCTATAGCTACCGAATATCTATTTGGAGATGCGCTGGTTTCTGTTGCATCTTCTACCGCCATAACCAATTGAACTGGATCAGCTGATGTTGATGTTCCTGCTGTAATACCTAAATAATCACCTTTTTTTATACTGCCATTAAAACTGCTAGTGGTATCAAGCGATAGTGCAGTTGCACCTTTTACGTTCTGTTGCACTTTACAGCTTGCAGTATTGGATTCTGTTGTAAGATCGTTATCCACTACGACAACTGTTGCAGAAGTCTTGGTTGTTATCTTATGTGTTCCATTGTTGGCTTCATTGTTTGCACCTGTAACATGAATAAAATCATTTACCACCGCACTTCCAAATGTACTTGCTCCTGCAGTTATTGTATTACCGCTGAACGATAAAGATACATTAGTATTATCAACTCTTTTGTCGCCGAGCAAATGTGTTGTATTGAAATCACCTTGGTTTGTAAGTGCATCTGGATCAGCAAATTTAAAATAATTGGTTGTACCTTGTAATTGCATCAAAAAAGATTGCCACTCTACAGCCTGTGTTCTATTAAGAGGAGGCAATGTTACATCTGCTTGCCAAAATACAGCATCATATTCTTGTGTTCTGATTTTACCAGTAAATGGTGATGCTGTTTGTCCAATCGCTCTGAACAAACTAAAATTACTCCTAACAAAATTAGGTGTATTAGGCATTGTTATTAATTTAGGCACCTAGTAACCCCTTTCTGTAACCGCCACCACGCATTGCGGCCTCTAAAACAGCACCTTTTGTAACATCTGATATTTGTGGCAACATTTTTGTTACCTCTGCTCTTACTGTTGGTACTACGCCTGTGGCAAAGTTTACTGATTGATTAACTATGATTGGAGATCCTCCCATAGCATTTTTGCTGTTCATATTATTCATGATTGTACCGCCTGTGTTTGGTACAAATATTTCTGGTCCACGTTCTCCTACTAAAGTTGGTGCTCCTCTCTGTATTGTGCCACCGCCTGCCGACTCTCCTTTTATGATCTTACCATCTGACATGGTATCAAATGGTCCTGAAGTTGGTCCGTCACCAAAAATACTATTTAATATTTTATTGACTATCTGTAGCTGTAAGAATGTGGATATTATCTGAGAAACAATATTTTTTGCAAAATCTTTAAATGAATTTAATGCGTTTTCTCCTTCTAATAGAGCATCAGTAAATTCTTTGGAAAAAGTTGCCGCTGAACTACCTATAGCTTGTGTCATGTGCTCAGAGAATGTTGTTGTTTCTTCCACTGTTTTATTAAAATTCTTTAAGGCTTCTTCTATTTGGTCTATATTGACACCCATACTTGCAAATAATTCTTCGTTTTTGACAAAAATTTCTTGTAGATGTTTATTAGCTAAAGTAACTTCATCTACTTTTCCCTTTTGCTTTTCAACTGCCGCTATAATTGTTGACAGTGCTTGATGTTGTTCTCCAAGTGTTTTAAGCCTGTTCTTTTCTCTTTCATCAAGAATACCGTTTCCTTTTTCTATTCTATCTATCAGGGCTTCTTCTTCTGCCCTTTCCTTTTGTGCAATTCCTAACCTTTTTAGGGCATTTGCCATCCCTTTTTCATCTGCAAATCCTTTTCTGTTTAAAAAGTGATCTGATGCTTCAAGTTCTGCATTAATTAATTTTTCTAAATTCAACCTTGACGCACGTAATCTTTCTTGTTTGATCTCTTCTGCAGTCATTTCTTTGGTTATGGTAGGCGTTTCCATTTTTAAGCCTGTACCTCTACCACCCATTTTCTGCATAAATCTTGTGGCACTATCTACTACTGACGTTACAGTATCTGCTAGACCTTTTAAAAAGTCTCCAACTCCACTTTCAAAGATTTCATTGGCAAATTGTCTAAACGCAATCGTCATATTGGAAACCTTTGTTGAAAGATTGTCCATTTTATTTTCCATCGCACCGCCAAACCTTTTATCTAAACCTTCTTGCAAAGCGTCAGTAATTATTTTGGCTCCTTCTGCAGTTTTACCAAAAGTAGCTATATCATCTTTTGCTAGACCTAATTCCTCTTGTAATATTTTCAGAGCTGGTATACCTCTGTCATTAAGCATATTTAGTTCTTCTAAGCCTAATCCGCCACCCGCTGATCTTTGTACTACTCTTACTAATGCCTCAAAAACTCCTAGTTGATCTATTGAAACAGAAGCTGTATCAGCAAATGTTTGTAACATTTTATTTGTTGGCTCTATGCCTACAGATTTAAGTGCTATAAAAGCCTTAGTTACTGTTTCTACTTGGAATGGTGTAGTTTGTGCAAATTTAAAGACTGAACTCATAGCCTTGTCACCATCTTGCATACTTCCAAAAACTGTATCAAGAGAGTCTTTGAGATCTTCAAACTCCATACCTACTCTAGCTACCACTGATGTTAACTTGGCAAGTACAGCAGAGGTTGCCACAACAGCAAGACCAATTTTCTTAAAGGCAGCAGACATATCACGACCAGTACGTGCGCCTTGAGTATTTGTACTTTTTAATTTTTTTTCAACACCATCTAACTTTTTTCTGAGATCTTTTGTCTCAGCAGTTATAAGTATTTTTAGTTCGTCAACGGTCATTAGTCTGGATATAACTCCATAAGTCTATCTAGTTCTGTTCTGTTCATAGGCTCATCATCAGAAACAGAGTTAAATTTTTGGAATCCTTTAATTGCTTGATACATCTCGTTAGGTGACATTTCCCAAAATACACTTGGTGGTAACTGCATCATTCCTAGACATATTTGCATGTATAAAATCCAATCTAAGCTTGTTGAGTCAGTGGCTTTTTTTCGCCACTCTCCTCGTTGCTTTCTTCTGTATCAGATAAAGTATCGGCCAGAAGCTGTGCTACTACAGTAGATGATTCTATAATGCTTGTAGATTGAAGGATTTGTTTGATTTTATTTTCATCAAAGTCATTACCGCCTCCTCGTAAAGCATACCTTAGAACAACAACCAGAGTTTTAATTCTTACTTTTGCTTGCCCTATATCGGTTGCAAGCTCAATAATACCTTTATCAAGCTCATCTTCTATTTTTACCAGTGAATCAATGGTGAGCCTACATTTGTAAGTTTCACCGCCTAATTTTATTTCAATCTCGCCCTTTAGTGGGTTTGTCATCTGACTTCTCCTGTTTTGTACTTGCCATTGCAAGTTTGATTTTTAAAATATTATCTCTCTCGTCTAACACACAAGAAAGAATGTCATAGGTTTTGCCATCAACAATAACTGTTGTTGGATTTTTTCCTAACTGGTTAGGTACCTCAAGCATATCACCATTAAGCATGGCTGGAATGTTGCCTTTAGAGCCTTTAACTTTTACCGCTAGCCAAGCCATTTATTAGACTGTGGCAAATGTTATTGTTCCTGCGCTCTCAAAAGAAACACTGTAAGTTACTTCTCCATTAAACTCACCTGCATACTCAAGTGATGTTATTTGAAAAGCACCTGTGAATGTTCCAAAGTCAGGTACCAAAAATTGATAATTATTTTGTGTATCAGCTAATGCGTTTGTTTTAACAGTTGCTTCACTAGCCGCATCTGTAAAAACACCACTTCCTGAAACACTAATAGACTGTACACCTGCCGCCGCCAATAAAGTTCTTTTACCAGAACTATCTTTGTTGGTAACATCTACTGATTCATTATTAACTGTAAGGCTTGTTGATCTTAAGCCGCCGATTGTTGTAAAAGTCTCAGGTGATCCACCATTACCGACTTTCATAAGCATCGCACTACCTTTTTGTGCTGCCATATTCATACTCCAATTAAGAGAGCATAAGTTACTTACTCTCTAATTAAACAAGCCTTCTGGCATCCAAAATTTATTAGGATCAGCTAGTTAAGAAGTTCCTAATATTATGGCTCGGAATCGCATGACACCGTGCCTTGTTATCCCATCTGGGTCAATAAGTATATCTCCAAACTCAAATCTAATATTAATAAGATTAAAACCTGTAACACTTAAACTGTAATCATGCAGTAAATCGTGAATCCTGTCCATGATTTCTTTGGTCTGTTTACTGCCTTTGTATTGTGACCATATATCAAAATTTACTGTGTACTCACTACCATCTACGTCTTTGGTTGAGTAATCTATAGAACTGTCTCTGCCTATTGTTACAAAAGGATAGCTGTTACCTTCTTGTACTTCGTCATAAACACCTGCGCCAAGGCTATTAGTTAAGGTAGAGTCATTGTTCAACCTTGAATATATAGCACTTTGTATAGCAAATTGTCCTAGGGCCATTATTTAATATAACCTCCTTCCTTAAATATCCTTTTAATTTTAGGTCTATTTCTTTCAAGTGCAGGTTGCATGAATGGTCTTTTTTCTATGGTTGATGTACCAAATTCAAGCCAAGGAGCATAAGGCGCTGATGCTACTATTTGTCCAACTACGGAAGTGCCTTGTTTTCTAACACTAGAAGTTATATTGCTTACCAAAAATCCTGTATCTGATGCAGGTGGTTCGCCTTTAGCTGAAGCAGTATGTGTTCTTCTTGGATTATATTTTTGATAAGTTTTGCCTGTACCGCCTTTTAAAATACTTTGTTTAGTGGTGCCTTCTACCAATGCAGTAGATCTCTGTACCATTTTTTTTAGTTTTCTTTCAGGATTTTTTACTATTCTTTTTTCAAGTTTATTAATAAATCCACGTAAATTTACAACTCCGCTCTTTGCCATTACAGTGCCACTCCTAACTCACACTCCAACTCTAAATATCTGTTGCGATTATCTATATTTTTGATGTATTTAATGTTGTAGTTATCGCTGTCGTACCTTATACGGAAATTAGTACCTATGTCACGCCTGTAACGTATCGTAATTAAA